GCGGCGCGGGGACGGATTCTCACGACCAGTGTGCGCACTGGTCTCAGAATGACAAGGTTATTTTGATTGCGCTGCGGCGGGAGAGCCCTCTCAGTCAGCTTCGCTGACAGCTCTCCCAGAGGGAGAGCCAAGTGGGGCTGGCGGTGGGATGAGATTGGATATTTGAAATCCGTTCTGATCTGACGGGATCAGGGCGGATTTGAGAGATCCAAAACGACAGGGACGCGCGGGCGCGCGTTTCTTGTCGGAGCTCTTAAAGGCCTAACAATAGAACGATGGAAGGGGAAAAAGCATGAAAGGGAGGGTTCTTGTGGAATTTACCATAACATCAGGAAGAGTTGTAGAGAAGAGGAGAACCTATCTTGCCGTGTCTCGTCCGGCGGAGAGACGCGGAAAGAAGGCTTCCCCTTCCAGCGAAAAGAAAATCAGATCCAACGAAAAGGAATGCGTGAAGGAGCTGGCGCGTGTCCTGAATTGCAACATGAGTAAAGGAGATATGTGGGTCACCCTGCGATTCGCGGAGGAGATAAGCTGGGAGGAAGCGGAGACGCGGATGAAGAAGTTCCTCCGGAAAGCAAGGGAGCTCACAAAAGCGGAGGGGAAGCAGCTTGTCTACATCTGGTCGCCGGGAAAGAAAAGCCCGCGGAGCGGGGAGGAGACGAAGCCGCATTTCCACATATGCATGAATCGGATCGCATGGGAGACGGTGCAGAAGCTGTGGCCGGAGGGAGAGGTTACCTATCGGATTATTGACGGGCGAGGGGACTACACGGGAATCGCGCGGTACATGGTGTCGAATGCCGGGCATGAGGAAAAGGGGAAGCGGGCGTGGAATGCCAGCCGTGGGATCAAGCGGCCGGTCTATTCCGAGCCGGTGATCGTTCTGAGCGCGAAGGGGATAAAGGCGGAGAAGGGAGCCGAGATTATGGAGAACGTGCTCATTCAGGAGGAGGATGGGTATCAGCACGCCTATATCCGTTACATAAAGCCGGAGAGGCAGGATAAGCGAGGAGGGAGAAAATGTTCCGGGTAAAACGGGGAGTTCATCAGGATTACAATAGGCAGGGGTATATTTATTTCGTAAGCAGAAATTACAGAAATCTGCCGGAGAAGATGAAGAAGCGGATTCGGGAGCTGTGTGACGAGGCGGGCGGAGAATATGCAAACGCAGTGATGCGGTTCGTCACAACGGATGAAACTGCGACAAAGATCGAGATGGAATATTACTGTTCGAGGGCGACGCTTTACAGGGCGGTGAGGAAGTATTATCGGATTTTCGATTTGTAAAAGGGGGAAGACTGTGATCGGGAGGATGACAAGCGAGGAGATCTGCAAGGTGGTAGGACAAGGGGGTAGTGTATCCTTTTGTCTGGACGGGGATCAGATTGCCATTACCGTGATGAAAAACGGGAAGACGGTGACGGGAAAGCTGAAACGGGAAGCGCTGTTCCCGGTTCCGGAGAGCATGGACGAGGCCATGGCGGAGATAATCAGGAGGATGAGCGAATGACCAGATACATTGATGCGGAAAAAGCAATCAGATGCGCTACTCGTTATGGGCTTGGTAGATTAGCGTTAGGTAAACACTGCCGTTATCGTTTGGAGAACAGAGCGGAAGGGGGGAAAGAACGTGAAGAAGAAAAAAGGAGGATGTAAACAAGAAAAGCAGGAGGGCTCAACGGCTCTCCTGCTTTTTTAGGTTTTCTGTTAAAACGTAAAGGATGTAGTTCGTGAGGCTGCGGCCTTCCGCTTCGGCGGCGGCGGCAAGCTGGGCTTTCAGCTCCGGAGTGATTCGGAGATCAAGGCGTTCTGTTTTCATCGCTGGGTCTCCTCTACTCTGCTCCAGACGCAGGGGACGAGATCCGAACCGTTGAATCTGGTTTCAACGCCGTAGAGGTTACCGTCATCATCCTGATAAAGATCACCGTAACCGTCCCAAAGATCGTCAGTCATGCGATCAACCTTACGCTGCCATTCAAGTTCAGTGAATTCGTCAGGGCGATCCTCGTGGCCGAAACCGACAGGACGGCCATCTTCGAAAATGAATCGATAATTAGCAAGAGGGGATTTAACACCGGTGTCTACTTTTGTAAGTTTCATTTTCGTTCTCCTATCCGGTGCGGTGCACCTTTGTTTTGATGGTCTTATTGTACAGCATTTATACACACAAAACAGGAGGAAAAATGCACAAAGAAAAAGAAAATAAATGGGCAGAATGATGAAAACATGAGACGAGGAAACGCAAAGCTTGGCTTAGTGTGAAAGAAAGCGAGGTGGAATCATGGGGAGACCAAGAAAATATACCGGAAAAAAACTGAAAACGGAAGTTCAGCGATATTTTATGAGCATATCCAGAGAGATAACGGTAACGGAGAAGAAGCCGAGCGGGGGAAAGGACGAATATGGGCACGAGGTTATGATCAGCGTGCCGGTTCTGAACCAGCTTGGGGAGGAAATGAAGCAGATCGAGTTCATGGTGCCGCCTTACGTGGGGGGCTTGTGCCGGTTTTTAGGGATCACGAGAGAGACATGGAGCCAGTGGGGTGACGCAGAACGGTTCCCGGAGTTTGCTGACACGATAACGCGTGCGCGGGGGGTGATGATGGCCTGGAACGAGGAGCAGCTTCTGACGAGGAAGGGAAGCGAGACGAAGGGAATCATCTTCAATCTGCAGAACAATTACGGTTACACCGATAAAGCTGCCGTGACGGTGACGGGAAGCGTGGAGGAATATCTGCGAGGTCTGGACGAGGGGCAGACGATGTGAGGAAGGAGTGAAATAAAATGGGAAGATTGCCGAAGATGGTTTACGGGAACGGAAACCGGAAAACGAGCGTTGTGGAATTCGGAGGAATGTATCACCGGGACGAGGCGAGAAACGGCGAAATCTACGACCTGATGAACATATCCGCGGACGCGCTGCCGATCCTGCGGCCTGTGAAGCCGGAGAAGAGAGCTGTTTTCAAAAACGAAAAGCTGATTGCCATCAAAGAGAACGGGGAGGATTTCTGGGCGATTACAGCGATAACCGCAAGCCAGAACAGGAAAGCGAAGCTTTACAAGAACGGAATCGCGAAATCAAACTGGAACATAACAAGCGCAGAGGAAGAGAAGGCGGAGATCATCCGCATGAGCGGATATCTCATCCTTATGCCGTGGAAGAAAATCGTGAAGCTGGAGGACGGAAGCGTCTTCTCGATGGATAAACGGTGGCCTGATTCCGGGAGCGGGGCGATCACGATTCATGACGGGACATATGCCGGAGAAGAGGCGGATGCGAATACGATCACGGCGACGGGGATCGCCTGGGCAGATTACTTCAGCGCGGAGGACTGCGTGGAGATATCAGGATGCACGGCACACCCTGAGAACAACGGAGCACATGTGATCCGGGAGATCGACGGGGCGAATCTACGGTTTTACGAGAACGAGTTCGTGATCGGAGAAGGAGGAGACGAAGAGAGCGCCGTGGTGATCGAGCGGACGGCACCGGCCATGCGGTATCTGTGTCAAAACGAGAACCGGCTGTGGGCGACGGATGAGGACGGGAAGGAAATCTATGCTTCCGCGCTGGGCGATCCGACAAACTGGAAACGTTACGACGGAGTTGGGACGGACAGTTATGCCGTAACGGTAGGAAGCGGCGGAAGCTGGACAGGCTGCGTGAGCTACATGGGTTATCCAATCTTCTTCAAGGAGAATCACATTTACAAGGTTTACGGAGACAGGCCGTCGAATTTTCAGGTTCTTGCATCGGCGAGCTTAGGCGTGGCAGAGGGAGAAGCGAAGAGTCTTGCCATTGCCGGAGAAACGCTGTTCTACCTGAGCAAGACGGGAATCATGGCTTACACGGGAGGAATTCCGTCAAGAATCAGCGCTGCTCTGGGTGACGGACGGTTCCGAAGCTGCGTGGCAGGAAGCGACGGACGACGGTTCCACGTCTGCATGGTGGATCAGAGCGGAGCGGGGAGGATCTATCTTTTCGATACAGAGCAAAAGGTATGGACGACAATCGGAGACGGAGATCAGCATATCGTAGGATGGATTTACATTGACGGGCTGATCAGAGCGGGGAACGAAGGACAGAGCGGGGAGGTGGCTACCTTCCGATATGATGAACGGGCGGACGCGCCGCAGGGAGCAACGGAGACGGCGGTTCAGAGCGTGGTGGAGTTCGGCGATTTTGACGAGGACTACAAATCGACGAGCAACAGTCAGACAGCGCTGAATCACAAGGGGATAACAAGGCTGCAGCTCCGGGCAGAGGTAGAGGACGGAGGAACGCTTACGGTTTGGATCCAGTATGATTCAGACGGGAAATGGAGAAAGGTGCAGAAGATCGGGACGGGGAAAAAACAGTCGTTCGTTCTGCCGATCATACCGAGGCGGTGTGATCACTTCCGGCTGAAGCTGGAGGGAGTTGGCGCTTGGAGCGTCTTTAGCATGACGAGAGAGTTCTACCGGGGCAGCGAGATATGATCAACATCAAAAACTGCAGGGATTTCATGAAGCTATTGAGTATCCGGACAAAGGAAGGAACGATTGTACCGTTTCGCTTAAACGAACCGCAGGAGCGATGCTATGAAGCAATAGCGGAGCAATTCCGGAACGGGAGACCGGTGCGCGTTATCATCCTGAAAGCCAGACAGGAAGGATTCTCCACGCTGACGGAGGCCATTATGACATGGCTCACAAGCACGGCAGAGAACACGGACGCGCTGGTAATCGCCCACAAGGAGGACGCGACGGCGAACCTGTTTCGAATGACGAAGCTGTACTATGAGACCATGCCGGACGAGATCAAGCCGATGAGAGCCGCCAGCAACGCGCAGGAGCTTGTGTTTGACAGGCCGAGCGGAGCGCCGGCAGACATCGGGAGAGGACTGCGAAGCCGGGTGCGGTGCGCGACGGCAGGAGGACAGGGCGTAGGAAGATCTGACACGCTGCGGGGGGTGCATATGTCGGAGTTCGCGTTCTGGCCGGGGAAAAAGATGGAGACATTTACCGGAATCATGCAGGCGGTACCGAGCCTGCCGGGAACCATCGTGGTGATCGAATCGACGGCAAACGGATATGACGAGTTTCAGAAGCTGTGGGACGATTCCGTAAAAGCATGGGAGCGGGGAGAACGGGACGGGTTTATGCCGCTTTTCTTCCCGTGGTTTGAAATGAAAAGCTACCGGAAGATACCGGAGCCGGGATTCCGGAGGACGGAAGAAGAGGAGAAGCTGGCGGAGACATTCAAGCTGGATGACGAGCAGCTATCCTGGAGGCGCTGGTGCATTAAGAATAACTGCGGCGGAGATGTGGAGATCTTCCACCAGGAGTTCCCGTCAACGCCGGACGAGGCGTTCTTATCGACAGGCCGGTGCGTTTTCGACAAAACTGCCATCGTGATGCGGAGAAAGCAGGCAGAAGAGATTCCTGTGGAGCGGGGAGAATTCGGATATGATTTTAACGATCTAAGAGAGCAGGGGAAGAAGTTTGAGAACATTCATTTCCGGGAAGGAAAGCTGCTGCGGATTCTGAAAAGGCCGGAGAAGGGGGTGCCGTATGTCATCGGAGCGGATACAGCCGGGACGGGAAGCGATCACTTTATCGCGCAGGTGCTTGACAACCGGAGCGGCGTTCAGGTGGCTGTGCTGGACATGGAAGAGAACGAGATGGCATTCACGCGGCAGCTATATTGCCTCGGAAAATGGTACAACAACGCGCTGATCGGAATCGAGACAAACTATTCCACATATCCGCAAATGGAAATGCAGAGGCTTGGATATCAGAATTTTTATGTGAGGGAATCGGTGGACACCTTTACAGGGGCGGTAAAAAAATCGTTCGGATACGAAACAACGAGCAGAACGAGGCCGCTCATGATCGACAAACTGAAAACGTGGGCACGGGAAAGCATAGAAACCATCGGAGATTATGACACGCTGGGAGAAATGCTGACGTTCGTTTACAACGAGAACTACAGGCCGGAAGCGGACGAGGGATCCCATGACGATCATGTGATGGCGCTTGCCATCGCGCACATGATCAGAGGACAGCAAAGGACAGAAGTGGACAGAAGCGGACAGAACGCAGTGGAATGGTCAAAATCCATGTGGGAGGACTATGACAACGCGGGACCGGAGCTGAAGAAGTACCTGATCGGAAAATGGGGAACACCGAAGGAACGAAAATAAAAAGAAAGGAATCGGAAAGGGGAAACGAGCATGAAGGACAATGAGAAGTTGAGACTGTGGCAGGGGCGATTCACGCGGAACGAATCACGGTTTGCAGACGAACGGGAGAAAATGAACAAGAGGGAGGCGCTTTATAGGGGAGACAATGCCATTGAAGCGCTGACGAGGGACGACAAGGCGGAGAAGACGCCTCACATCCGGAACATATGCAATGAGATTATCGAAAGCCAGGTGTCAAGCGAAATCCCGAAGCCGAAGGTAACGGCGCGGAGGGAGAAGGACGAGGAGCTGGCTTCCATCATTGAGGATATGATCCGTAATGAAATGGACAGAATGCCGTTCGAAATGATCAATGACGCCATTGAACGGATGACACCGATTCATGGCGGGTGCGGAATGCTTGTCGAATGGGACAACACAAAGAGAACGCACACGACGATAGGAGAGTTGGAGATCTCGGCAATCCATCCGTGCCAGATCATCCCGCAGGCAGGAGTTTACAGCGGGGTTGAAGACATGGACTATATCTTCCTGCTGGTGCCGCAGACGAAGGAATACATCACGGCGAGATATGGCGTGGACGTTTCCCGTGAGAGCGAGGACAAGCCGGAGGCGAAGGGCGGAAGCGGAAGCACGGAAGACGATATGGTGACGCAGAAGGTCGCATATTACCGGAACAAGAGCGGCGGTATCGGCGTGTTCTCATGGGTGAATGATGTGATCTTAGAGGACATGGATGACTATCAGGCTCGGAGACGGAGACGGTGCAAGATGTGCGGAGCGCCGGAGCCGTCAGAGGACGTGAAGCCGATGGAGACGCCGACGGAGGACGGGAATGTTGAACTTCCGGAAGGGGAGACAGAGGAGCCGAAGAATAAGGCATGGAGCGGGAAGCGGGTTTGCCCTTACTGCGGCGCGTCTAAATGGGAAGAAGCAAGCGAGGAATACGAAGAAATGTTCGTGGACGGAGTCAGATCAGACGGGAGTATCGTGCCGGCAATGACCGCCGTGGCGGACGGGATGGGGCTTCCGATTCCGGAGACCATGCAGAGAACGAAGATTCCCTATTACAAGCCGGACATTTATCCGATCCTGCTCAGAAAAAACGTGAGCGTGTTCGGGCAGTTTCTGGGAAGCTCTGACATCGATCTGATCGCCAGTCAGCAGAACACAACGAATCGGATTGAAAAGAAGATCATTGACAAGCTGGTGCAGAGCGGAAGCTATATCACACTGCCGGACGCAGCAAAAATTAAAACGGACAGCGAGGACATGAAGGTAATCAGACCGGGCAATCAGGCGGACAAGGAAATGATCGATGTGTTTGATTTGGAGGGAAATGTCTCACAGGATCTCACCTATCTTGCACAGGTTTACGAGGAGGCAAGACAGGAGATCGGAATCACGGACAGCTTCCAGGGACGGACAGACAGCACGGCGACGAGCGGAAAGGCAAAGGAATTTGCAGCGGCACAATCTGCCGGAAGACTGGAAAGCAAGAGAAGAATGAAGGACGCGGCGTTTGCGAATTTATTTGAAGCCATGTTCAAATTCAAACTGGCATACACGGACGAAGCAAGGCCGGTGATCAGGGAGAATCAGAAGGGGGAGCGTGAATACAAAACGTTCAACCGATTTGATTTTCTGGAACAGGATGACGCGGGAGAGTGGTATTGGAACGACCAGTTCTTATTTGGCGTTGATAGCAATCGTCCGCTTGCCGAAAACAGGGAAGCCATGTGGCAGGAGACGAACGGTTACTTCCAGGCGGGCGCTTTCGGAAATCCGACGGAGACGGAGACGCAGATTTTATTCTGGAAGAGAATGGCGGAGCTGCATTATCCGGGCGCTGAGCAGACCAAGGCAACGCTACAGGAGAAGATGGAAAGACAGGCGCAGCAGCAGCAGGCCATGATGGCCATGCAGCAGAGGCAGGCACAGATGGAAGCAAGACAGACTCCTCCGAAGCAGACGGGATCAGGCGGAGCGGGATTGGACAGGATGACAGCGCAGAGCGTGATTGAGCAGGCAAGACAGGACGCTATGCGTGACGCAGGAAGGAGAGCGTAATGCCGGGGAATATTCTACGAGCGGATCTGGAATTCCCGTCGTTTACAGGCGAGGAATCACAGGACGAGAAGACGGAGAAAATTCTGAACTATCTCTATATGCTGCTGGAAAGTCTTAAATACTCCATGGCGAATTTAGGTGTAGATAATTTCAACGAAAAGGAGCTTGACGGGATATCGGAGCTGGTAACGGCTCCGATCTACGTAAGACTGGAGGACGACGAGGGGAAGATTGCAGCACTGACGGTGACGGCTGCGGGGCTGACGACGCGGATGACAGACGCGGAGGGAAACATCAGCACGCTGACGGTGACGGCTGCGGGGCTGACGACGCGGATGTCAACGGCGGAGGGAAACATCACAACGGCGCAGCTGACGGCGGAAAGTATCACGCTGAGCGTGACAAACAACAGCACAACAAGCACGATCAAGCTGATGAGAGGAAGCACACAGGTTACCAGCCAGACGATTCAGCTTACAGGGCTTGTGTCATTTGCGAGTCTGCAGGACAGCACGGATACAACGGTAATCAACGGGGCGACAATCACGACGGGGACAATCAACTCGATGACGATTAACACGGCAACGCTTAATTCGTCTGTCATAAATCTTACGCTGATAAATGGGTATTCGGAATCAACGGGAAAAATTGGGTTGATATATCAGACGTGGAATGGGGCGAAGGATGTAGGGAAAATCGATTTGTATGACGAAGGATCGAGCGAGGGAGATAGCAAGCGTGGGTTACTAATTTCCACAGATACTGACGCGCAGGATGGAGCACCGGATTTTGCACTGAAGATGAGAGGTGCAGGGGTGAGCATTGAAGCCAAGAGAACATATGGAGCGCAATCGATACTGCACACGATATGGATGATAGGCGGAGAAATCAAAAGTGTGGGGACGTTCTCGGCGTTTACGAACGAAGATAGAAGCGGAGAAGCGATCAAGGCGATTGCGTCAGGGAACAAGGATGTCGTAAGAATCGGGACAGAAAACCACGGGGACGATATTTATCTGTGGGGTAGAGTTTACGTGAACGGAACGCTGATCAGTTAAAGAATGAGACGAGGAAACACATTTCTTGACATAAGATGATAAAAACGGGAGAAGGGAGGAAACGTAATGGCAGAATGCAAGAAGCCCGGTTATGCCGGAAGTATCGGTCATACCGGAATGCAGGTCATCCAGGCACCTTTCGGCGGCGGCGTGGAAAAGGGTAAAGGCACCGTGAAGAAGGGTAACGATCTCCGGAAGTGAGAGAGGATAAGGGGGGTTCCCTCGTCCGTCAGGCGGAAACGCCTTGCAGTATCCCAAAGATGGGAAAGAATATTTTAACTCGCAGGAACGCGTAAAAATCCGAAGGAGAAAGAATGGACATCGATTACAACGCACTCTACGGAGTGGATGGCGGAAACGAGCAGGAAGCCGCCGAGCCTGCCGGGGTTGACGATACGGTAACAGAGGAGACGGAGCCGGAGCAGGAAACGGAAACGGAAGCCGGAGAAGCGGAAGAAACGGAAACGGAACCGGTTCAGGAGGAGACGGAGAAGCCGGAGCAGAGCAAGGAAGAGAATGCAAGATTTGCCGCAGCGAGAAGAAAGGCTGAGCAGGAGCGGGACGCCGCCGTGCAGAAGGCCAAGGCGGAAGCTGAGGAATATATCCGGAACAGCATTCAGGCAATGGGGCTGGCGGATCCGAAAACGGGAAAACCGATCACGACGAAGGAAGAGCTGGACGCTTATCAGCAGAGTATGCAGGAGGAGCGCCGGCAGAAAATTCTGAGGCGGAGCGGGATGACCGAGGAAGAGCTGCGGAAAATGGTTGACGATATGCCGGAGGTGCGAGCCGCGAAGGAAGCGGAAGCGAAGGCGAAGGCAGAAGCGGAGGCCGTCAGAGCGCAGAGAGCCAAGGATCAGATTGAGGCGGAGATCAGGGAGATCGGGCAGTTTGACGATTCCGTGAAGAGCTTACAGGATCTGATGGCACAGGAGAACTATGCAGAGATCTACGCAAAGGTGCAGAAGGGATACTCACTGCTTGACGCGTTTAAGGTAGTCAACATGGACCGCATCAACGGGAAGGCACAGGCCGCGGCGCGGCAGAGCGCAATGAACGCGGCAAGCGGAAAGTCACACATGACAGGGACGAGAAGCCGCGGAGAAGGAGCGGTGTCGGTTCCCGATGACGTGAAGGCTGAGTACAAAATCTGGAATCCCGGAATCACAGACGCGGAGATCGCTGCACATTACGGTAAAATGAAACGTAAGTGAACAATGAGAAGGGAGAAACGATATGTTTTTTATTCAGAATGTGAATGGCGGGCATATCCCGGCATTCGAATATCTTCCTTGCGGCGCGATCACGCCCAAGGTAGGAATGGCGCTCATTCAGAGCTCCGGTAATTTTGCGATCGCAACGGGAACAAACAAGCCCACTCATATTTCCATGATCGAGAAGTCTGCTGCCTGCTCGGCAGGAGATCCGATTCCCGTGATTGAGGTAAAGGACAACGTGTTTGAAACCACGCTCTCCGCTGACGGAAGCAGCCTGAACATTGGGGATTCCGTGACCATGCACGCAACATCCGGTATGCAGGTAACTGCGACCACAGTGAGCGGTGTAGCGAAGATCGTAGGATTCCCAGATGGCGTGAAGACCAGCGGCGCCCGCGTGCACGTTGTGTTTTAAGGAAGGAGTGAGAGAGAATGGCTAATATTACCTTTGCTGAGGCTCCCGGCCTCAACGATTCTATTTACGGAAAAAGCCAGGCACCGATCCGTCTCTTCATTGAGAAGAGAGGAGAGGCATTTGAGCAGCAGTCTGCAATTCCTCATCTGTGCATGAACATCAAGGGAACCGGCGCGCTGGAGAAGCTGACCAGCATGACCGGTATGGACGGCTTTGATCCCGTCGGAGAGCTGGGAAAGCATCCTACTGACGGTATGCAGGAGAGCTATTCCAAGATCATCGAGCCCGTGACATGGAAGAACCGGTTCACCATTTCCAGAGAAATGATGGATGACGCGAAGCTCATGGATCTGAAGAAGCAGCCTGCAAGCTTTGTAACTGCTTACTACCGAACGAGAGAGCGCTATGCAGCAGCTTTACTTGGCGGCGCTGTGAGAGAGCAGACGAGCGTTACCTTCCGCGGCCATGCGTTCGATACGAAGACCAGCGACGGTAAGTGCCTGTTCGCTACCGACCATCCTTCCATTTTGAAGAAGGGAAACCAGTCGAACAAGTTCCAGAACGATTTTTCCGCTTCCATGCTTGGCGCTATGGAGAGCAGAATGCAGGACTTCCGCGGAGACAACAACGAGATCCTCGATGTGGCGCCGGATACAATCCTGATTCCAAATGACTACACGCTGAAGAACAGTGTGTTTGAGGCAATCGGCGCCGACAAGGATCCTGCCACAGCAAACAACGGCTTCAACTATCAGTTCGGCCGCTGGAATGTGATCATCTGGCCTTACCTCAATGAGTTCATCACCTCCGGTACTTCTCCTTGGATCCTGCTGGACAGCAAGCACAACCAGGAATATGGCGGTATGGTGTGGGATGACCGCATGGATCTTGAAGTCAGAAGCCGCATTGACTATGACACCGACGGAAACGTATGGGAAGGCATGGCCAGATTCGTGGCCGGATTCCATGACTGGAGATTTGCCGCAGTCGGCGGTATTTCCGGTGCTACCGATCTGACCGCCTGATAAGGGGGAGCGGAAATGGGCGAGTATACGAGATTCAAAAAGGTTCAGGCAGAGGAATTCAAGGGCAATGTGACCGGAAACGTGACCGGGCAGGTGAACGGAGAGCTTGTGAGTAAGGCTACCGTAAGCACTGCCGTGGACTATGCGCTTACTGCCGCAGAGAAAAAAAGCGTGATCGGAATCACGGCTTCCGCTGCCAGCAAGGCAGTCACGCTGGGACTAAAGGAAGGCCAGATCGCTTTCGTTATTAACGAGGGCGGTACCAATGCCTTCACGGCCAAGAATCTTGCCGCGGATTCAGGGACAAGCATTGCCGCCGGCAAGGTGGCGCTGGTGGTAGCAAGCGAGACCGCGAACACTACCGGGATTTATGTGCTGAACTAATCGGCACGGAATAGGTTTTATGAGCAAGCCAGGGGGCGCGGAAGCGTCCTCTGGCGATGGCATATATAGGGAGATGGGTGGATGGCTAAATTATGCGATGTAATCAACAGAGTTGACAGCATCAAACCGAATGCGTTTTCAGAGCAGAACAAGACGGACTGGCTGAACGAGGTGGAGGGAGCGGTACAGATTGAGGTACAACTTCTGGACATAGAGGATGTCGTGCAGTATACATACGCAACGGATAAGAATAAGACATTGATCGTACCGGCGCCGTTTGACAAGCTTTATTGGGTCTATTTGAGCGCTATGATCGATTTCGCAAACGGTGAATACGACAAATACTCGAACACTATGGCGGTGTACAACGGGTATTGGGGCGAATATATGCGCTGGTACGCGGAGAATTACAGACCGGCAGACGGGGAGTGATACTATGGCGATCATTATGCAGGGGGATGCGTACAGTATTCCCATCACGGGGAGCGGGTTTACGCTGTCCGATGTGGATAAAATTGAATTTACCATCGGGAATCTTACAAAATGCTACCGGGCGAGCGGGGAAAGTGAGGTCACGGTGGACACAAGCGGAACGCTGCCGGTATTCCACTTTCCTATCACGCAGGAGGAGAGCTTTGCCTTATGCGGGGAGCAGCCGGTACAGGCGCGGGTACACTTTGCCGTATCCGGGAATGTGATCGGCGCGCGGGTGGAGGAGATCGGCGTGGAGGAAAGCCTCACAAGGACGGTGCTGTAAATGGCGCTGGGGTTTACGATTTCCATTCCACGGACGGAATTTACGCTGACGACGCCGAGCGCGTCATTTTCGGTGAAGGAAAACGCGGTCATTATGCCGCCTGCGTACACGGGTGCGTATGAGGTAGACCCGGATTTTACCGGGACGGTATTGGAAACGGAAGGAAAAATGATGACGGATGATGTGACGGTGAATGCCATTGAGGTGGCGCGTGTCACAAATCCGTCAGGCGGTAAGACAGTATACATTGGAGGGATCATCAATGGCTAATGAATATACAAACAAGGTGGTGCTGAGCTCCGGGGAAACGCTCATTGACCTGACGGGCGACACGGTGGCAGCGTCTGACGTATTGAGCGGAAAGACGTTCCATCTGCCAAGCGGAGCGCCGGGGACAGGATCATGCAGCTATGACAGCGACACAAGCGCCGACACGGCTACGGTATCGGAAATCCTGTCCGGAAAGACAGCCCACGCAAGAGGGGCGCTGCTGACAGGCTCCATGACAAATAACGGCGGCGTGACAGGAACCATCAGCACGAAGGCCGGGGAATATGTGGTGCCGCAGGGCTACCACGACGGAAGCGGAAAGGTGAGCATTGCTTCCGTAGAGCAGGCGAAGATCATTGCCGGGAACATCAAGCTTGGAGTGCAGATACTTGGGGTGACGGGCACCTACGGCGGGGAGCCGGTCACGGTGCAGCCGAAGAACGCCACGCCTACCTTTGCCCAGCAGGTGATTTTACCTGACAGCGGGTATGACTATCTGACGCAGGTGACGGTGGCGGCGATCCCGGTAACGTATGTGGACAACGCAGCGGGAGGAAAGACCTGTACGGTGGGGTGAGACGGTAGACGGGGGAGCCCTCTCAGTCAGCTTCGCTGACAGCTCTCCCAGAGGGAGAGCCAAGGGGGATTGGAGGGAACCTGACGCCTGACACCTGATGCCTGAAAGCTGATACATGAATAACACTGGAAAGGAGAAAAAACAAATGCCGAATCCTTATGTGAATAAGGTGATTGTAAACGATCAGACGCTGATCGATCTGACCGGGGATCTCATATCGGAAGGGGATGTGATGGAGGGGGCTACCTTTCATCTTCCCAGCGGAGAAACGGCGAGCGGGACAATGCCTGACAACGGCGGAACGGATTATATTCTGAGCGATGTAGGAGATTCACTTACCATTGCGGAGGGATATCATGACGGATTCGGAGCGGCGTGGATCGCCGAAGAAGAATGTAACAAGATCATTCCGGAAAATATCAAAGAGGGCGTGACGATCCTCGGCGTGGAGGGCGGGCTGGAGGTTCCGAGCGTACAGACACGGAAGACGGCGAATGTTACAGAATTATTGGAACTTGACAACATCACGCCGGACGCCGGATATGACGCCATGGAAAAGGTACAGGTCATGGTTCCGATGGCAACGGTCAGAGCGGTGCTGGAGAGGGACGATTCCGGGGAGACGGTACAGTACCGTGCGGTTCCGTGGATCAACCGTCAGGGATGGACGGCAATACTGGAGAGAGGCTCCAATATACCGACCGATCAGGGCGGTACCTACACGCCGGGTGACGCGGTGCAGACGGTTTGTGCCAAGGGGTACGTGGCGGCAGAGGATGTGAAAATGGCTGCTGTGCCGACAGAGGAAAAGACCATTACCGCAAACGGGACGCATACGGCAACAGCGGGGAAATACTGGGACGAGGTAACGGTGAATGTGCCGAATCCATCATCCGGATCATTGAGTATTACGGAAAACGGGACATACGATGTAACGGAAAAGGCAAGCGCCGTGGTGAATGTACAGCCGACGTTACAGGATAAGACGGTAACACCTACCACAAGCCAGCAGGTGATCTCAGCAGACAGCGGATATGACGGACTGGATGAGGTGACGGTAGCTGCCATTCAGACAGAGACAAAGAGTGTGACGGAAAACGGGACGGTCACGCCGACTGCAGGGAAGTATCTGTCTTCCGTCAATGTGAATGTGCCGACAGGTACGGCGAGAACTTCTGCAGATCTGACGGCGAGCGGAGCGACAGTGACGGCTCCTGCCGGACTGTATGCTGCCGCTGCCACAAAGACAATCGCAAGCGGCGCACTTTCCAATCCGTCCGTGAATTCCGCAACGGGCTTGGTGACGGCCTCGGTCGGGACGGCAGGATATTTAGCAGCCGGTACATCAAAGACCTTGCAGCTTTCCGCACAGGCGGCAAAGACGATAACGCCATCCGGTTCTCAGCAGACGGCGGTGGCTGCCGGGAAATACACAACAGGAGCGGTGACGGTAGCTGCCGTGCCGACAGAAGCCAAAAGCATTACATCAAACGGGACGCATACGGCCACAAGCGGGAAGTATTGGGATACCGTAACTGTAAATGTGCAGCCGACGTTACAGGATAAGACGGTAACACCTACCACAAGCCAGCAGGTGATATCCGCAGACAGCGGATATGACGGACTGG